CCTTGGTATCTAAAGGGCTGCTCCAGGTAATCGCCTGTCCCCTTTTGGAGAGCAAAAAGCTTTCAATTGAATAGGCTTCTGACTCTTTAAGGAGACCCGTAGTGCAATCCCATTTCTCTACAGTTCCATTTAAGCCATCGGTCAGAACTTGGCTATACCCGTCGCCAAACTGAGCACGCTGAATCCTAGTGGTAGTTTTGACCTGAGTAGTCCTTTCAAGCTTGATGTCATCAAAAGCCAGATAAGTCATCAGAGCATCCCTCCACTGCGACGCTCATTTGCGAGCGTTGATATTACGATACCTTGAACTTGTCCTGCGAGCTGTTTTTGCGCTGCGGGGCTTAGCTGGTCACCACTATTTTCAACTTTGATGTTGATAGTTCCAACCGTGACTCCGCCCCTGCCTGACGCTTCAACGCCTAGCCGCCCGCTTGATGTTCGACGCAAGGGCATGATTGCTTCTGGACCAGCCTCGCCCATCAGGCCAAAGCGACCAGTCCCACCATTGGCGTACTGGAACAGCGTGGGCTTGCTGACGATGCCGCCCTTGGCAAATGGAACGATTCCGTTCTTGCTGAAGACTCCGCCGTTCTTCATGCGCAAGCCACCCCTGGAGGCGATGTCAGCAAAAATATCGCCACCGCCGCTTGCGCCACCGCCACCGCCCGGAAGCACGCCTAACGCTAGATTTAAAATATACATTGTGATCATCTTTGCGATAATCTGAGTCGCCATGTCCAAGAAAGACTTGCTAAGACTCCCGAAGAAGCCTGCAAGCGCCTCTTGAGCGGTTGCACTGCCATCAATAACACTCGCAAAAGAATTTGCAAAGTTTTCTCCAATCGATGTGGCAATGGTGGTTATTTGATTGGCTGGATTTATTAATTTTTGAAGCTCATCTTTTGTATCAAGAAGGCTCATCCTTAATTGGATATCCGTAGGAATGCTTTCAATCGAAATTGCAAATTCACGAGCTGCCTCGGCAGCACTTCTGATGTTGTCTGAAGTCTCAGCAGAAAAAATATCCACGTCTGCGGGATCGTATCCCTCCTCTAACGCCGTTTGTCTGGCTCCAGGCAGCAATGAGAGTTGCTCGGCGGCTTGCTGCTCGATGCCAAAGATCCTCTCTGCCGCGCTTGCTGAGAAGCCTTCTTCCCTCAATCGCAAAATGCCTTGCTGCCGTTGGGTTTCACTAGACAGCTGACGCCTGACTGCACCCAAAGGAGCAGCAATCCCAGCAAATATGCCCTGCAGTTGCTTTAGTCCTTCGGCACTAGACACATCAGTCGATATTTTTCTAATTTCACTGCGAATGCGCTCCAACTTATTAGCCGCTGCAGTTACATTTGCAGTCAGGTCGCTAAACCCTACGCTGATTGAGTCAATTGCAGGCGCAGCAAGCGCAGAGGCCGTGGGGATTTCAGAAAGCTCTTTTGTGAGCTTCTTTACCTCTTCCGAAGCCTTTTTGTAAAGATCGAGCTGGTCTTGCGCAACTTTATATTGCTGCGCATTCAGGCTAGTCCCCTGATGGAGGAACGCCTCTCCGTCCTCAAGATAAACACCAAGATCCCCCAAGGCGGACTCAGCCATGCCTTTTTTAATTTCAGCAGCAGTAATTTTGCCTGCAATTTCAAGTCGCTTGCCAGCACGACCAACGCCATCTTCAATTATTCTTGCGGTCGCAGCAGCGTACTGCCTCTGAATTTCCCCAATGCGTTTGGCATGATTTTCATTGGCATCAAGAATTGCTTTTGCGGTATCCGCCTTAAACTCTTCAATTGCTTTTTCGACTTGAGTTTTTTCGTCAAGCAGTTGACGCTCAAGCGCAATTTTTTCGTTTTCCTGCTCCCTGGCAATGTTTATGATCTCTTTTTGGATCCTGAACATTTCAGGATCTGCACCGCCAGCAATAGCAGATGCCGCTTGTCGTCCGAAGGCGATATCCTCTTGAGCCTTAATAAGCTTGCGTCGTAAGTCCTCAACTTCACGCTCTTTATTCAGACGCTGCTTAGCAATGTCTTCCTCAATTTGTCTTGCACGCTCGACAGCTTGCTCCCTTATTTGAGCAGCCTGCTCTTCAAGCTGAAGACGAGCTTGCGCGATTGCGTTTTCGCGTTGTTCGATTGCAGCAAGAAATGATTTAGCCCTTTCGCCAGCCTCCGCCTTGTCTTGTTCAGTCTTCAGCTGCTTTTTGCGTTCCTCTGTTTGTTTCTCAAGGCGCCTAAGGAGAATTAAAGCTTGCTCTGCTGCATCTGCATCCAGCTTGGTCCTTTCTTTTACGCCAGAACTAGCCCAGCTTTCGCGAGCCCGCTTCGCAAGAAGTCCTAGTCGCCCGACTTCGGTCTCAAGTTGTTCAATGGTCATGTCTCCACCAAGAACTTTATCGACAAAGTAGGATGGGCCTTTTTGGATTACTCCAAGCTCTAGCGCTTTGTTGATAATGGCATCGATCCTATTTATCCACCTTGCAGAAAAATCTTGCAGGCTAGACCCCGTGGCCTGAAATGCTCGACCAGTCGTCAACTGAATGCGCTCAAGCGCTTTCTCGTAACGCAGTCCCGCATATGCCGCATTAGTGGCTAGCTCGTCAAGATACCTGCCATTTTCATCGTATTTATTCTTAGCAAAATCAACGAATTCCTCCAAGGTGACTTCTGATTTTTGGAAGGCATCGGCTAGCTCTTCAGGTGTGCGCTGAGTGAACTTTGCAAAATCAACAATCGCTGCTGGCAATCGCTCACCAAGCTGGCCGCGAAGCTCTTCAGCTTGCGGAGCGCCTTTTGAAAGGACTTGAATAACAGCACGCATTGCGCCCTGGACTTCATTCAAGCCGCCGCCAGTTTTATAAACAGAAGCGGTAATACCTTCAAAAATTTTCCTTGTATCTTCAACAGAAATGCCAAGCTCGACCGTATTGGCCCTGAGCTGAGTCATGATTCGATAGCTATCTGCAAGAGGAATTAACAGACGCTGAGAAGCGGATTCTGTCGCTTGAGTCGCTTGTACAAAATCAGAAAAATCGTTGCTTGCACCAGCCAAGCCCAGCCGCAAGCGATCAACTTCGGCTGCCATTTCGGCATATTGACCAACCTGCTGCCTAAGCTGGCCGACTTGCGCACCAATCGCAGCGCCAGCAAATGCGCCGCCAGGTCCACCTAATGCAGTACCAATAGCACCACCAAGAAAACCCTCAGGGCCGCCAAAAATACCACCAGAAATAGTCGCACCAGCTGCTTGGGCAAATTTACCGGCTGACATCCGGCGACGGTTTTTATTTGCTTTTTCTAGTGCGCGGTCAACTTTTTCAATTTCTTTCGTAACTTCTCTATAACCATTGCTTGCTGGGTTGAGCTGATTACGCAACGCAACCCATGCAGATTTTTGTTGATTTAAACTGTTGATGCTCCCGTTTGAAGCCTTGGTTGCATTTCTAATATCCTGAGCGACTTGAGCATATGAATTGCCCATCATGTCAATGTTTGCAGAAATCTTCTGCATCCCTATATCAGTTATCGACTGATACAAGCTGCTGATTTCACGGACTGGCTTCTGAGCGAGAGAAGCTCTAGCTGATCCAGGAGCAGCAGGAGCAATTATTGCACCGGTTTTGGGATCCCTATAACCAGAAACACCTGAGCTAGGGTCTTCCCGCCTAGCCCTTGAAGAGATAGCGTCTTGAATATCAGCCAGCTTCTTGGCCCTACGCGCAGCACCCTCTTGTACTCGATCAAGTTCTTCAAAAGCTCTTGTAGAGCCATTGATTACAGAGTTAATCTGCTCCTGAATGTTAACGAGTTCACGACTCGCTGAAATATACTCATCGCTGCCAATGGTTAGATTTTCAATTTCAAATCTAAGTTCACTGGCTCTTTGCTTAAAGCCTGCAAGAGTGTCAGGGAGGGAAATATTTGCGACTGTTTTAGGCAGGCCAGAGGCAGCAGCTGCTGCTGCTGCTGAAACGCCAGCTCGCTGCTCTCTAACGCCTTGCTCGCGTTCATAATTAGTAATACCAATTAGCGCTTTCAAATACTCTCTAGAGTCTGCCGCAAGTCCTTGCATCTGCTCGCGACGAGCACGCATGTTTTGTACAAATTTTTCAGGAATTTTACTTGGTCTTTGACTAGCAAGAGCCTTCCCTGCGCTTTTCGCAGATCCTTCCAGAAGATCGATCTCTGACTTCAAGCTGCGAATATCTTCACCTAACTTTCTGTATATCCTGCCTCCAGCTTGAGCCTGTTCCTGAAGACCTTGAAGCGCTTTTGATTGCGCTTTAAGGGTTGCAACGCTTTTGCCCGCCCCCTGAGCAAAAGCAACAATGTCTTGTGTTGCTTTTACAATATCCGCATCACTAAGTTTTACTTGTTTACTTAAATCCCTAAACGATTTGTTTAGGGCGGCCATTTTCTCGCCGCCCCTAATCTCAAGCTCAACGGCAATCGGCTTAACGGTCTTTGCCATCTTTCTTGTTCAGCTCGGTGAGTGCCACGGCTTCCATCGCTTGAATGCCTTCGAGCATCTCGCGGGGATTCTCTACATCATAAAGCGACATCAAGCCACCGGCACCTAGGAGCACTTCATACTTCAAGCCAACATATCCACCCATCGTGACGCTCCATTGCGTTTGCAAGCGCAAGAACATCATGACGGTATCCCAGTTTTCTTCCCATACCTCAAAATGCTCCTTCTTTGGAGCTGCAGGACTCAACGGCTTTAGACCAAAAGCCGCCGCATCATCTGCGCTTTTATCTTCAACTACCTTGCCGCCACTCGCCCAGTATTGAGCGGCATCTTTTAGTTTCCCAGCTTTGCGCCTTCAAAGGTCTGCGTGTAAGCCGAAAGCACGCCACGGATCCAGTAGGGGTCATCGGCAAACTCCTTCATGGTCACCTGAGAAAAGGGTACGGGCTTGCCGTCTTCGTCCTCGATGCCATCCCAGCCGACAAGCACGGCCTTCAGTAACTCAAAGTCACCTTTGTCCGCAAGTTTCTGGAATTCAGAACGAGGGACACGCTTGAAAACAGCATCAAACTTAGAAGTTTCAAACACGCCACCGTCCGCAGGCTCTTCAACCTCAACAGGCCATTTGAAAGACTTGACCTTTTTGCGAATAAATGCCATGAAGCAAAATAGATTCCAGCAAACTATACAGCAATAAAAAAAGGGCCGCAATGCGGCCCCAGATGTCCCCCTTAATGGTCAGATCAAGTGTAGATCAAACTGAACTCGTCGTTGCCCGTAGTCGAAGGAACGGCAGTGTAAGGAATGGTAAGCATTGCGATCCCGTCCTGGTCGCCGTAGGAAACGTCGCCAATGTCAACCCTTGTGGAGGCGAAATCGACGATATTGCCAGCAGAAATTCCATGCTGGAAGGTCAGGTTGGTATTGTTTCCAAGCCCTGAATCAACCAGCGCAGCAGCGAAGTAATCCTTCTGGGCGAGAGTAGGAGCCTCGATCGTGACAGAACCATTTGCGCCGCGATCAGTGATAAGCACCTCCTTGCTGCCACCAACCAGGTCTCGGTAAACAATGCTGTTCCCGATATCGAACGATATCGACTGGAGTGCTCCTGAATAGTTCAGCAGAGCAAACGTATCGGTGTTGCCGTTTTTGAAAATCAGAGGAGTGGCCTGATTTGCATAGGTGACGCTAGGCAGCGACGAGTCGTCAGGAGCAACGTAGATGCCGGTAAAAGTGAAATCGATCGTAGGAATTTCACCAACAGAGGCATTCAGGGAGAAGGTTCCCCGAGCGCCGGTCACTTTATGGCGAACACCATCAATGTTGTAATGAATGGTGACACTGTCAAAGCTGCTGCTGACAGGGGCGTATGTGACGCTTGTCCCAGCAGCAACGGTTTCACTGAGGCCGCAAGCCTTCAGCGCTTTGCCATATTGAGGAGCAGTGCCCGCAGTACCAGATCCGGCAAGCTCAACACTGAAAGTACACTCAACGCGAGTATTTGCCAAAAGCTGCTCTGAAGCACCAAGATAGGGCCGAATCAGATCGCGACTGACAATATCACTCTGCTGCGGAGTAATCGACAGATCCCTCACCAGGACTGCTTCCGTTCCCGTCGGACTCGGATCCGTTCCGTAAGTCGATTCCTCCTCGATCAGAATCAATCGTTTCCGTAGAAGAAGTGCCATTTGTCTTGGAAAGCTCGGTGGGGAGAGTGCGCTTGATCAGAGTGCGTTTTCCGGTTTCTGGATCGAGAATGTACGACCCACCTTGACCGCTGTACTCATCAATCATGGTAGAACTCGTGTTTGTTTAATCTTAGCCAGCGGTCAAATCTCCCACTGATGTCCTGTACCTCACGTCGTACTCGTTAGAAAACACTCCAGCAGGCTGATCAGCATCGACAAAGTCAAAAGATGTCAGTACGGGCTGGACATCAATTGCATGTCCATTAAGAGTCAGGTCCGACATAAGCAGCGAGTGCATCGATTCAATAACAGAATCCGCATCGGTGTAAGGAGTACTTGATCGAGTGACGACGACAACTCTGACGCGCATCGTCCAGTCAAGCTTTGGAAGCGATGTCAGCTGCTGGGCCGTATCGGTAGCTGGCTCAATGATGATCGCAGGAGACTCGCCCCTAGCGACAGCTGTAGCTCTTGATCGATAGACGCGGCCATCAACCCCAGACGTGCTGGCCAGTGTCGCAGCAATCTGAACAAGAATTTGTTCGCGCTTGGTGGTCATCAGTCACACATCACAGAACCAAAAAAACTTTCACCAGCGCCGATGTTAGATGCCGTGCTTCTTACGTATAGGACTGGAGTATTAGAGTAGGTATGGGCATCAACGCCACTGCCTTGATGGGAATGGGCCTCCAAGGAGAACCAGTCAGTGCCATTCAAGGAGGCCTCATGCACAACAGTGATATTTGTGCCGATAATTTTGTCTACAAATGTAATATTTACTCCTGCAATTTTAACCGCAGGAGTAGATCCACTCGATGTTAGGGGATCCCAGCTATGGATATTTTTAGAATTGTCCGAAAAATAACCAATCTCGATCGTCATGAGTTCCTCATCAGCATGACTTCGCAAAATGCGCCGTCGTCCACAAGAGATGTGCTTCTGACAGTGTAGGCGGTCCCATCAACAGTAACCGCTGCCCCGTGCAGCAAGCTGCCGAATTTCGAGGCTTCGCATGTGAGCTTGTAGTCAGTAGTCAAAACAACGCCA